TAATAACTATAATTAGTATACGCGTTTATTATACCGTATATGTATAGTCGTTGCAAGTCATTTTACGTATTTTTCAGGCGCTTGTTTATCGTCATTTTACGATAACAGGCGTCTTTTTACGTTCCGAATAAAATCGGAGGCGAAAGAACTATGTTGAAAAATGCAATCACAATCATTGCTAGCGAGAATACATACGAAAATTTATCAACGTTCAAAACAATCGAAGAACTTAACGAAACAGTGCGTGCTCATAAAGAAGCAGCCGCCGATGTACTTAACAAAACGCAAGTTGCGGTATTAGATTTATTACACCGTTATTCTGCGAAGTACAAAGGCGTTAGCTTCTTAGCGAAGAATAAAATCGCTGAGCTTATCGGTAAAAGCCGACGCACTGTTATTCGTGCTTGTCAGGCGTTAGAAGAAGCGGGAATCATCCGCCAGTACGAAATGAAGCGTAAAAGCGATATGCAACAAACGAGTAATGCTATCGTTATTTTACCGGTAGAGATTAGCGTAGAATTGGTGGTCGAGCCGGCGCCTGTCACACAAGACGAGCGAGAGTTGTCACACCAAGAAGACAAAACCTTCTTAAAACAAAACCCTAAAAACATTAATACAACACGTGAAGACGCGCCCGTAGAAAATTATCCGTCATTCATTCCTACAAGCTTCGTAAATAAAGTAAAACCTTACTTTTCAAAACTAAATGACGTATACCAACTGTGGGGCAAAGTTCGCTTAGGATACATAAAATCAACGACTAAACAACCGTTAGATACGTTAAACAACGTAGTAGAAGACATAATGACAGACGCAATCGCAGCGCTTAAATTAAACCGCATCTCTAAAGGCCAAACGTTCGAAGCGTTTAAAGGCTACGTATATGGAACAGCTCGCCGTACATTCGATATCGTTCGTCGCCGGGAAATAAACCACGGATCAGATTTCCGTCAAGCAGTTACGGGAGAAAGTCCGTTAATGCAAATGATGAAAGATAACGTAGGAGAAATTTTCGGAAACTAATTTCGAAGAATCTGTACAATTCCGGTTTGGAGATCGTTAAATACAGTAACAGCGAAAAAGTTTCCGGAAATTTGTGCGAGAGGTAAATTCGCTTCGTACGATTAGGTATAAGCAAAAAACTTTCGAGGTTTTTGTACAACGGACAGTTTCGCTTCGTATTATCAGTTAGATGGCGAAATTAAAACGTCCACTTTTCGAAGTTGCTGCAGATTATGAGGTAGAGGCGTTAGTTTTCGCTGAATTAAACCGGAGGTGAATACGATTGAGTAATAGCGCAATACTAATCCGAACATATGCCGACATGCTTAACGAACGTTGGTATTTTGACGGAAAGCTTGGCGAAGATGATAAACGCGACAATGCGTTAGTTTTCGCCGGTAAGTTATCGCAGCATTTACCGTTTAAGTCGCTGTCAACGGCTAGACTATACGAAACTATCTGTCGCAGCCTAAACGTCGAACCGTACGAAGGTGACGCCGATGAGTAATATCGACCGCAGAAAGCCGATTATTCACGAAGGCGGATTCGTTCGAATGGATAACCGTATCTCGCTCTATAACTTACTCGGCTATCATTCCGACAAAGCGCTGCAAGTACATCCGGCGACACTCGATATTTACCGCAAGCTCCGCGAACATAAACACAACTGCGAAGGATCTTACAATCATAATAAAACGTGGATGTCATACGAAAGGTTATCGGTTGAGCTTTCGATTAGTTCCAAGACTGTATCGAAACACGTTGGTATACTCGAAAGGGTCGGCTTAGTTTCTATCGAGAGGAAATATCGAAATAACCGCCGTAACTACATGATTACGATTAATGAACCGATGAGTGAGCCGGAGTTTCGCGCTGCGTATCCGGAGGTTATCGACAAGTATTACGAAGAGTTAGGCAAGATACTCGACGATAGAGAGGGCTGGAACCCTTGATATGAGCGTAAAGGAAAAAAGTTCTCTTAGCTAACGGAAGTTTTTTACCTTAGCTAACGGAAAAAAGTTACTTGTATAAAGAATAATTATATAAAGAATGATTCTATAAAGAATAAAAAGAGATACCGCCACTAACAAAGAACGTTAGTAACGGAGTCATTAAGAGATATCTTATATTCGTAAACTCATATAAGACTCTGCGTAACAAGTTACTTGAGTATATTTATAGTCGACAAAGTAATTAAATATAAAAGATAAACGAAAGGGGAAATTATTAATGGGAGTAGACTTTTACGCTTGTGAGAATTGCGGTCATACTTTTCCGGATTGTGGAGATTATACTAGCTGCGAATGCGGACGTCACTGGTGTTGCGACGACTGCGCTGAGAGCGAGGGATATCGTCAAGAAGAAGACGGGTACACTCCGGAAGGATCGTCATGGGAACAAGAAACGAGCTGTGATTACTGCCGCCAAGAGGATTTCGAAGATTACGAGTTACTGTCTCACGCGTTAAAATTACTCGGGATATCACGTAAAGAGTTAGTTGCGAAATATAAAGCCGCGGAGGAATCGGAATGAGTGAGAAAGTCCAATTGCCGGCGGGTGTAGTAGATGCAATCGAAAAGGAGTTATCGCTAGGATATTCCAAGCAACATATTTTAACGTTTCCAACTGCGGATTATTACGAAGGAAGTACGTTACGAGTTTTACAGGAGTACCGTGAGAAAAACTTCGATTTACTTATGGAAGCGTTAGTTAACGGATATGTTATCAAAATCGAAGGAGTGAACGCATAATGACCCACCTCAAAAAAGGCGACAAACTGCGCCGAACCAGCGACGGCAAGCTATTCACGTATTTAAGTAGCGATGATTCAGACGACGAAAATTACGCACACGTCGAAGAAATGTTAGTGCCGGTGTATTTGCCCGATTTCGAGAAGGAGGAGAGCGAATGAAAGTTTCGGAGTTAATCGAATTATTGAAAAATATGCCACAAGACGCAGAAGTAGTTATAGCGCCGTGGGATTTTGTGGAATGCGATATCGAGGACGTTAAGTTAGGTAAAGATAAAGTCTATATTAGCGATTAAGGAGGAGTTGAAATGAAAGTCGAGTTAAAAACGATTGACCATACGGATTGGAATACGGATAAAGTGACATTTGAAGAATACGAAGACGATGCGATTGAAATTAAACATAACGGCGATGTCTTCCGAATCGCTAAGAAAGACCTTATGAAAGTATTACACTTGTTCGGGGAGGAATCCGAATGAAACTGACGCAGGAGCAAATCGAAGAGATTCGTAAGAGAGCGGAGGCTGCGACGCCTGGTCCGTGGGAAGTTTGGAGACACAGATACAATGGATATAACGGATGGGTAGAGGAGATTGGAGTAGGCGGGTTCACTGCCGATATAGATATTGAATCGGTAGAAGACGCAGAGTTTATGGCAAAAGCACGCCAGGATATTCCGGCACTACTCGCCCACATTGCGGAATTAGAGGAGCAAGCCGCAGAAGACGAAGAAGTAAAGTTCGGCTACTATAACGAAAATAAAATGTTTCAACAACGTATTGCGGAGCTAGAGTCGAAGGTAAATAGCGATTCGAAACCTATAATCGGATTCAGTGAGCGTGATGAATTCGACGAGCTAATGGAGGCGATGAATGATGACGAAGAGTAAGCCGACGTTACCTCCGGCGACTGACTGGCGTAATCGGTCAATCGACCAATATAACGTCACAACGTTCAGACAGTACCTCTACGACCGTCACCGCGAACTATACGGACTAGACTACGTAGGAGCCGTCAAGCGTGACTGCGGCATGATTAGCGGAATGATTAAGCAGCATGATAAGGCGACTGTGAAGGCGTTCATCGATGAGTGCTTTCGCCAGTATAAGCCGACGCCGAAGTATCCGACGTTGAATTTCTACTTCATGAAAACGTATATGAGCGAAAGAGTGCTTCCGAAAGTGTTATTGGCGCAGAGGGCCGAGCGATTGCTTGGTGCGGAACAGCCAGCGATAGAAAAGACGGAAGATTCCGAAAATATAAACGAACTGAAGGAGTGGTTTTAATGGACGAATTGGAGATGAGAAGAGCGTATACGGAATTCATGTTCGAGGCGATGGAATCCGACTGTTGGTCGAACGAGTATACTTTCGAATGGTTCTGTAAAGAAAAAGCAACGCAACCTACTCCGGAAGAAAAAGTCCTTGAGTATTATACGCGAATTTACAGAGCATACGAGGAAGCGTGGGGTGATTCACCAGAAGAATTTCGCTATGGCGGAATGGTCGACGCCATTGAAGAGACCTTAGATATACTCGGAATTAAAATCGATGGGGTGAATGTTGATGACTAACGAAAAAACCTGCGTCCTAGCAAGCGCCTGCAAACTCGCCGGCAACCCGACGCATTGTACCTCACGCTGCAGTAGCTTCGTCTCACTTCACGGCGCGTCAGGATCCGGCGGCAGAGTCGCAGCGGCTGGCATACCGAACGACTACCGAATGGACACGATAAAGACGATGCCTACACGCGATTCTACCGTGAAAATAGGCGCCAACACACCGAACCTAGCTAACGTATTAGACTCGTACGCAGACAGCTTTAAACGGCAATTTGAAGCGTCAGGCGAGCGTGTTAAATCGCTGTATCTATGGTCGCGGTCGCCAGGAACCGGTAAGACTACGACGGCAGCATCGTTGGCAAATACGTATCTAATCAAGCACTATATCGGATCGCTTGCGCACGACAGGCAGGTGTTGCAGCGCCCGGTCCTATTCGTCGACGTTAACCAACTGCAGACGGATTATAACCAATTCAATAGACCGCGAGTTCCGGATTCGGTGGCAGAACCGGCAGCACAGCGCTATTATCGAACGATTGAGCAGGCGAAAGTAGTGCCCTTCGTAATATTGGACGATGTTGGCGTGAGGGAAAATGTGACTGACGGATTCCGCGGCGACTTGCATTCGATTATTAACGCTAGGGTAACGAATCAGCTGGCGACGGTTTATACGAGTAATATTCCGATAAGTGAGCTACCGATGGTGTTTGGCGAAGCAAGGCTGGCGGATCGGATTCGCGATATGACGATGGAGATTGAGTTTACCGGAACATCAAATCGAGGGATGCGAAATAAATAATACCCATACCGGTATTTAATAAACGGAGGCGATGACGAATGAGTAACGAAGGACGCAACGAAGAGTTTGGCCGCGAAGAAGAAGTGGAAATTAATTTCGAATTTACAGCGTTACCTGGCGAAATCGTCGAGGTGGACGGCTATGACGGATTTTTCAAAGTCGACTGTCAGCACGTAGATGTTGAGCGCTATGTAAACGAAAAATTTACCGAAGTCTATTACGACGTTATCAACATTCATACGGACGAATGGGTAGTCGCTTGTGACGAAGACTTGACGCTAGTAGCGGACGCGGCCCAGGCGGACGACTTTATTGCGAATATGGGGCCGAAGCCGAAGCTGCCGAAAGCACGCAAGTTTGATGCGATGGATATTACGATTTATCAATTCGAAGATAAAGGGGCGATTAATATGGCGGGTAAGAACGAGCGTAAGTTAACTGCGCGTGAGCAGTCGAACAAAGAGGCAGCGGAAAAGAAGGCGGCACGTAAGAAGCGCAAGGAATACGTAGATCGTGCGTTAGATGGGCGATTGACTGCGAAAGATTTAATCGAGGTGTTTCCGGCTGATAAGGCGAAGTACGAGCGACGCATTGCGAGATACGACCGATTCTTGGCGAAGGTGAGTGATGGCGAGTGATAAACCGTATTCATAAGGTAGATTGCGTCGAAGGGATGCGAATGTTAGATGCGAAAAGTATCGACTTAACCGTCACAAGTCCTCCGTATGATGATTTACGTAACTATAACGGCTACTCATTCGATTTTGAATCGGTAGCTAAAGAACTTTACCGCGTAACTAAAGATGGGGGAGTAGTCGTTTGGGTAGTCGGCGATAAAACTGAAAAAGGGTCCGAAACAGGTACATCATTCAGACAGGCGCTTTACTTTAAGGAGGTAGGGTTTAATCTTCATGATACGATGATTTACGCTAAGAGAGGTGGATTGCGGCCTAACCCGAAAATACCACGCTTCTCGCCCTGTTTTGAGTATATGTTCGTTTTATCTAAAGGAAAACCGAAGTCATTTTGCGACGTCCATAAACGAGAAGAATGTAAAACAGCAGGTGTAAAAGTACATGCCAAACAGCGTCAAGTAGATGGAAGTATGAAGAAATTGACCGCATTTGGTGACGTTAAGAAATCAGACCGGCGGGCGGATAATATATGGTTTTATAACATTGGATTTAATTCTTCAACGAAAGATAAAGTTGCTTTTGAACATCCAGCCATTTTCCCGGAAAAATTAGCAGAAGATCATATTTTATCGTGGTCAAGCGAAGGTGATATCGTACTAGACCCGTTTATGGGCAGCGGCACAACGGCAAAGATGGCGCATATTAATGACCGAAAATACATCGGATTTGAAATATCCGAAGAATATATCAACATAGCAAATAAACGATTGGAGGAATCCGCGTGAGCAACTACACCGAAATGTTCTTATCGAAAGTCATCGACCAGAACGAAGTCACAGCGATAACTCGCTACGGCATCGAGGAGTCGCACCTAGAAACGAAAGGCGAAAAGGCAGCGTTGTCCTTCATTCGCAAGTACGCGGCAGAAAACGGAGGTCAGACGCCTTCTCCGGAGGTGCTGGCCGCCAATGTTGCGGAGTTTACGTATTTACCTAGAATCGAAGACTCATACGAATACCTGGCGAAACAGATTAAGGGACATTCTGCCAAATTAGGCGTTAAAGAATTGCTCGAAAATGGCTTCGTTGACAAGTTCTCGAAAATTTCAGATGGAAATATTTTAATCGATGACTTGATTTCGGAGCTAAAAGGGATTAAAATGAATACGAACACTAGTTCTAAGATAGGAACAAGCCTAAAATCAGATACGGCTACATTTTTAGACGAATATAAACGCCGTAAAGCAGGCGAATCATTTAAGATTTGGAAGAGTAAATTCGGCACAATCAACAAGGAAGTCGGAGGCTATCTCAGCGGAAACATGTACTCTTGGTACGGCAGATCCGGTCGCGGTAAATCCGTATTCACAATGGAAGAAGCGCTAGAAGCCGCAGCACAAGGCGCAAGAGTTCTCGTATGGGCGATGGAGATGAGCCGTTTTGAATGGATGGCGCGAGCGTATTCTTCGCTATCAGCACGCCAGGGAATCATCGACGCAAATATCGAAGGAGTTAATTACGACGTGGGTTTCGAGAATCGCGCATTACTTACCGGTAAATTGTCGGAAGAGTTCGAAAGTGGATTCGAAGTGTTCTTATTATCTTTGAATGAATCGCTAAAAGGTGAGATTATATTACGGGCAGCAGACGATGCGGAATTTCACAAACGCGACGTAACGCAGCTGGAATCCGATATACGCCAAACGAAAGCAGACGTTGTAGTCGTGGATCCGATTTACCTTATGGACTTCGAAGCCAATACGGCGCGAGTTGCGGGCGGTGATGTGGCGAATACGAGTAAGAAGATTCGTAGATTGGCAGGTCTTACGGATACGGTGATTCACGTTATTACGCAGGCGGAAGAGGTTCGCGACGATACTGACGATGAGGGCAATCGTGAGTTAAGGGCGCCGAAACGTGCGGAGATTAAGAAAACGAAGGCAGTACTTGAAGATGCGGCAAACACCTTCGGTATTGATACGTTAGACGGGCAAGGGCTTATCGAGATCGGCAAGTCTCGTAACAGTTCAAGCGAAGGAGCGCAGGTTGAAGTTCTCTATATGCCAGGATTTGGGCTAGTTAAAGAAATTGAGACGGGTCAGGCAGCCGCCTCGCAATTCAACTTTTAGCAAATACGAAGCCAACTATTCGTCACAATATTTACAAAGGCGTAACAATTTCGACAATAGGCGGAAAAACGGTTCCCAGATGGCGGAAAACTATTCCGAAAAGTTTGACAGATTAAATGACAAGGAGTGGAAAAATGAGTATAATCAAAATACGTAGTCAGCCGATGGAAATCGACATACAAACCGAGCTAGAAAATTTCAATTGGACGCGACCGCGTTGGACCAGCGACAAACTAATCTGTTGTAGTCCTTTCCGATTTGACGGCAACCCTTCGTTTTTCGTAAGTTTGACGGGCGAATATGCCGGCTGCTTCTCGGATTCTGGCGCTTATGATTCCGAATGGTCCTCCGGAAATCTCGCGAAGTTATTGGCATTTCTTCGCAATGAGACGTATGAGGAGGCCGAAGAATATCTCGTATATAAATACGGCAAGACAACCGGTTGCGATAAGCTGACGTTGGTATTACCGAAGTTAGCACTTCCGCAGCAAAAGATGTATTTGCCCGATATGTTTATTTCGAGATTCTCGCCGTCAACAGACAGCGACTATCTAACGCGAAGGGGCATTACGGAACGGGTGCAGCGATTTATGACCACGGGTTACGATTCGAAAAGTAGAACGGTCGTAATACCGTGGTTCGACACGAACGGTAAACTGGCTAACGTGAAGTATCGTAAGACGCGAGGCAAAGTGTTTTACTACGAGAAAGGCGCCGTACCAATTCGAAATCTTATATACGGATTGAATAACGTTTATCGTATGAGAGCTACTACGGCGGTTGTGACCGAGGCAGAGATCGACGCAATGTCGGTTATGTCTAGCGGCGCGAAACTGCTTGGGATTGCGTTAGGCGGAGCAAACTTTACGGATTATCAACGTGATTTAATCGTCAGGTCACCGATTAGGCGATTGGTGATATTGGCGGACAACGATAAAGCGGGCGGCAAACTGCGGGATCAAGTTGTCGAGAAATTGCGAGGTAGATGCGAACTGGCAGTCGCGGATATCAATACGTATAAGGATGCGAATGAAGTTTTGACGAAGGAAGGACCGGAGTCATTGCGTGAAACTATTCAAGGGGCTAAAGCGGTAAGGGCTTTGCGTATTTTTTAGCGAGTAAGTACGTTCTCGGGCGTACCATGAGGCGGAAGTGCAGGGGCGATTTTGGGGATCGCCTTTCACTTCGTTTTTGAACGCTTCCACTCGTATAGTTCTTCGATGGAGCAGCCGAGCACATACGCTATGTTTTTCGCTGTTTTTAACGACATTGTTGCGGTATAACCCGATATGTAATCGTTTATCTGCTGCTTCGACATGCCCATCATACGAGCGAATTCATTTTGCGAGATTTTGCGTTCTTTTAGAAGTGTCCTGAGTCTGCACTTTCCTACCTCATACATTTAGCACCTCCGTCTACAAGGTGACATGACTAATTCTACACCAAAACAGGAAAATGTGTCCAATTATTCCTTAACAAATTTCATAACTTTTTCTACTGGAATATCTAACTCTGTACAAATATCATTTATAACACTAGTCTCTATGTTTTCATTCTTATTAATCTTAGCGACAGTAGCTGAACTTATAAAACCACCGCGGTCAGATCTTAGGTGGCTTATTTTCATGTTCTTTTCCTTTAACGTCTGTTTTAAGGGATCAAAGCTTATCATAAAAATTTCTCCTTTATTTTTGATTTTTTGTTTACGTACGTAAACATTTGGTATATAATAATTTTAACACCGAAGATCTACATAGTCAATGAAAAATGTGTGAGAGGAGTGCTGCTAATTGATCGCAAGAGACATAGAGCACTATTTAGATTCAGTGGAGACATGCATTTCAACAAAAGAACTAGCTGAGAATGTAGGTATTGACGTAAAAACATTACGAAGAATAATAAATCAAGAGATAGAGACGGATTTTTGCAATATATTAGCAATTTGCGATTTCTTATATAAATCAAGTGATAAGCTCATTGAATGGTGTTACACATTAGAAAAGCCAGGCAACATCAGATCTGTGATGGAGTATTTAACTGTAAACAAAAAGCAGGACCATTTAAAAGCTTATATATATAAGAAAGCGTTGAATTCTGATAGTAAGATGCTTAAACGTTGGGGGAAAATGTATTTGTTAGTTCTTGATTACGAAAATAACCCTTACGACCACGCGAACATGCTAAAGAAAATTCGTGCTGCGGTACCTGGTGACGATGAGATGGGTATTTTGCTACGTTTATTAGAGGCTAATGTATGCTATCGTATAGTCTGTAGTGAATCATCGTACTTAAATGAGATGTCTAGGATATGTGATGAGGTATCTGAGGCTATTTATAATATGAAAGATTGTTTTTTGAAGAAGACATTTATACTACGATTGAATGATTTACTACACAAAAGAGAGTTATACGTAAGAGCAGATACCGAAAAGACGAGAGAATACGCTTTGAAAAATATTAATCAAGATATTTGTCCACTCTTCCGAGCTAATGCATATTATGCACTAGGAAGGTCATTCACGTTCGAAAGTTACGAGAAGCGACAAGAGAATATCGAGCTAGCTATACAATGTTACAGAGATGCTGGATATGACTGCTTCGCTAATGAACTTGAACGAGAGGCCATCCCATTTGCCAAAACATACTACGGAATTGAGGTCCACGAAGGAGATAAAGAGGAGATCGCGCATTACGAGGCGAAGTGGGGAGATAAAGAAAAGGCTAAGAAGTTGATTGATGAAGTCATCGAAGAAAAAGGCGAGACTATGTATAGAATTTATTACAAAGGTCTGGCAAATGACGACGAGATGTTGATTTACAAGTCATTGAATCAGTTCTTACGCATAGGAGATAACTTCATGGCACGCCTACCTCTTGAACAACTCAGAAAGTCGAACATACCTCATGTAGTTATGATGGCAGAGACATTATATGAAGAGTTCACAAAATGAGGAGGAGATTTTTTGAGAAAGTATTTAGCGTATGTGGTGATCGGTTTAGTTCTTGTCGGAGGTGCTATCGCTTATTCGGGTGTCGGAGGTGTAGACATGGCGAGTGATCCGCGTGGTGGGATAATCATTTTAGATACGTTAATGCAATAACGGCGCCTAACGGCGTCTCTTTTTTTGTTCAAAGGAAGTCTTAACAACGGGACATAAATTTACCAAGTAAAATCTATGTCCTTTTTCATTAAAATACCAAAAATGTGTGTATTATGTAAGTACGGGCATGGACGTACTTTTAAAAACTTTTTAAAAAATTAAAAATAAAACGTCCACTTTTAAAAACCCGTGCAGATAATGCAGTATAAGAACACATGGGAGGTAAGTTTAGTGGAAAACAAAAAATTAAATATGATGGTTTTAGAGTATCAAAACACTCGAAACGATGACGTATTCTCCGAAATCTACAACGAGGTAATGGAGAAGATTCATCACACTAGCGTAAAAGTGGCGAAATCAATTTCGGCGGCACCGGAAGAGGTTATCGCAATTTACCAAGACACTCTAATCAAATGCGTTGAGAAATACGACGGAAGCGGCAACTTCCGAAACTTCTTTAACGCAAGCGCAGCGCTAAGTAGACGATACTTAAATCGCACAAAGCAGCGCATCGTCAAAAACGAGTGTTTCTACGAAGACTTATCGAAGGCAAACGACGAGTCAGAGGCGGCAACCTTTGATATCCGAGATGAATTCGATTTAGAACACACGGTAGTAAGCACGAAAAAAGCCGACCAGTGGCAACTGATCGACTTCTTAACGAAAGACTGTGACGCTGAGACGACGGCAATCGTTCAAGCGTACATGACATTACCGAAACCGAGTCCATTGGCTGTGGAAAAGGCAACAGGTATATGTCGTAAAAAGGTATCACGCAAGTTAAATCGCCTGGCAGCGAGATTTAGTACCAAACAGTTCGGAGATTATACCGACTATTTGATTGCGCTTTAAATTCGATTCGTCGGAACTTCAGGCATGAGGCCCGACGAGTATTCTTATTATTATTATACGTCATTTGAAAGAAAACGAAACATCTTTTTTATGACTTCTAACGCCATTTTATATGATATATCGGAAAATTACAACGGAAAAGAGGGAAAATGTGATGAATAACCCGAAAAACTTGTCGAAAGATGTAGAAAAAATCTATAACGGTGGACTAAAGCCCTACGAAGATCCAGCGGATTATATTAAAATGTCGTCAATAAAGGCGGTGAAGTTGGGGTGAAAAACTTATACGTAACGAAACACGCAATGGAACGCGCTGTCGATCGTTTTAACGTAAAAGCTAACCAAGCGGATCGCTGGATTCGCGAAAAAATGAAGCAAGCGAAGCACGTCGGCAATATATTATCCGGCGAGCATGGCGAAGAAAGACGCTTATTCGTATCGGACGGCGTCGGATTTATCCTTGAACCGAAAGCTGACCGCCTTATCACTTGCGTCGTACCGCATGTCAACGCTGATTTAAACGCTAGAATTCGCGGCATTATCGAAAAGGAGCTGCGCAAGATTGAACGCCAAGAAGCTCGCATCACACGCCGAAATACTCTCGCAATATCTAAACTGAACGTACAAATGGCGGAATGTGAGTTGCGATTACTGCGCGCTAGAAAGGACGAATCAGTCCAGGCGATTAAAGAGCAGATCGAAACAATTACGATTAAAGTAGCGGAACTAAAGGCGGAAATTAACGAAATCAAGGCGGAGCGTAGCAAATTGGTATACGGAGTGAGTTCGTATGTCTGAATTCATACTACCGTTAATACCCGTCGGGGCATACGTCATCATATATCGTGATTTAAAACGAAAAGACGCATAGCGGGTGGGCTATACGTCAGCAAAAATTACTACACAACTAGGTTTATAACGTATCAAATTACTAGCGGAATGTCAAGGCGATCACAGTATCGCCCGTCCGTCGGAGAGCACGTGCAGACAGTCGTTTAGTAAATCTGTCGCCTCGACAAGCCCAGCGCTGTTGTGGTATCGGCTGTAGACATGCGTGCTTTACGACGGGCGTTTAGTGGGCGTCCGAAACACGCTCTAGTAATACCGAGCATCGAAACGGCGTAGTGAACCGTTTCGGCGCCGGAAGGAGTTACTTCGTTCTTGCCTCGTCACGGTGGGAATGTCAAGCGGAGTAGTTCCTTCGGGCGTGGGTTTAACCGACGTTCGGAAAATTATACGGAAAAGGGAGCGGATTAGATGTCACAATTTAAATTCGGAATGGAAGCTATCGAAGAAAGTAACGGAGCAGGCGGAGGTAATAAACCGAAGTCAGACTTTACGAAGTTGCCGTTAGGTGTACCGATGAAAGTGAAATTAACTGGCTTGGATAATGTAATGCGCTATTACGGTTACGGAGTTTTCAAACGCGTTAATACGTTTATCGCTGAAACACCGTCAGTACGTAACGATAAAGGTTTTGTTGAGTCGGACCTTACTCCATGGGATAAAGCAGCGCAATACTACTACGATAAAGCTGGCGAATTGCTAAAAGACGTTGATAAAGACGACGAGGAAGCAGTTAAGGCGATTAAGAATTCGAAGCCGTATAAAGACCTTACTAGCGAAGGTTATAAGTACGCAGGTAAGAAACGTTATGCTATCGGATTTATCGAATTAGAAACCGGCAAAGAAATCGTCTTAGACTTTACGGGCCCACAATTCGATAAGGTGCTTAAAGCGCTACTTATTAAATACGATCCGAAAAAGGATAAATCGGCATTCGAAATCGAAAAGACTGGATCCGGCACAAATACAACGGTCATGTTGACTCCGGTTCTTGACTTCGAAGATGACTTAACCGACAAGGAAAAAGCGAGCTTTCAAAAAGCCGTCGGAAAAGAGTTCAATAAGAAGTTATTCGAAGGCTTACTGTTCGAAGCTGACGAAAAGACGCAGACGGAAAACTTAGTAGCGGCGGGCTTTGATATTACGTTAATCGGATTGAGTATTGGCGCGGCTGCAGGCGGAAACGATTCCGACTTCGCAAGCGGAAATGAAGTTAACGACGATAACTACGGATTCTAAGGAGGCGGAAGTATGGCGCACGAAACAGTCGATAAAGGCGCTCACTCCGAGCTCCTCGCACAAACAGCGTTGATTGCTAACGGGTATACTATCGCCAAGCCAGTAACGCCCGAACCTGCGGATTTGTGGGTAACGGCGCCTGGCGATGACTCAACGCTAATCAAAATTCAAGTCAAAACGGCACGACGACGGCTCGATCGCGAAGGTCAAGTCGTTGTCTACGCCAAAAAGAATAACGGAACCACTTATACGTTAAGTGACTGCGGTTTTCTCATTGGTATTTTAGATAACGAAGTGTATATGTTTCCCAACCGCGAAATCGGTGAGTACTGGACGACGGAAGATAAGCTGGCGGAAAAGTGGACACATTTACCGATAAATTTCAGTCGGGAGGTAGGCGCATGAAACCGAAACTAGCGGCGCTTTGTAACAAGTGCTATGCAGAATTATACGAAGGTAAATCCGCATTCTACGACGAAGAACGTGACGTTCATTACTGCAATCAAAGTTGCTACGTCGAATGGTTCAGGGACAACGTAGATATGATGGCGTACGAGTACCGTAAATTAAATTGCGAAAGGGTTGACCTATAAATGAACGATAAATTAGTCGGGAAAGTTAGTGAGTACATTGACGCAATAGCAGCAAAGTTAGGCGTTGCAGCGGAACATGTTTACGATGTATTAATTCGCCAACAGATGGTTGACGGAGTTACAACGCTGATTAGTTATGCGGTGGCTCTACCGTTAATTGGTCTGGCGATAAGGTTACTGTACAAGAAATCCGATAAATACGATTTAAACGTATTCGGTATTTTAGCGATAATCATGTCGTGTGTATTTATTTTCTTCTTTATATGCGGGTTTGTTGATTGCTCAGACGCAGTTAAGAAGTTAGCTAATCCGGAATACTACGCTATTAAAGAAATCATAAAGGCGGTTAAGTAACGGAGGTGATTCGACTTGCAGCAATTAAATCTACGATTAAAACTAAACGGAGAGGACGACGGTAAAGAGTCCGCCAAGCAACGCGTCAAGCAGGCAAGCGAGCGCAAAGTTGCGGCGACTGAATCAATGGAGGACGCTTGGCAACGTCTATCTAAATCGAGCTTTACCGAAAAGGAGCTTCGCGAATTTGAAACGGCAAGATCGGCTTACTCGTCGGGATTAACAGGCAGAATCTCGACGGGCAAATTTACGAAAAAAGAAGCGCTGCAAATGGGGTGCGTTGTTTTAGAAGAACGCGAGCGAGAGTTGCGGCAACAACGTATCGCTACGACGTTAGAAACTAAACCGGACAATTACTTCGTTATTACTGACGACAAGGACTTACCGAAAATGATGGACCGACTAGCGGAGGAAGTAAAACTGCAGCAGAGCGACGCTTGGTTCCGCCGAGTATTCGAACTGTTCAACGATACACTCATTCGTAAGAAATTAACGAGTCGAGGCGTTGAGGTTCCGTTAGTCCAATCATTTACGGAGTGGGACACCGAAACGAGCGGAACCGATACTCGCATCGATATGAGCGGCGGTTACTCGTTCTGGCTTCCGTTACTAAACGAAGGTTACTACGTAGCTTACGGCCACTTAACGGATGACCCGCAATGTACACGATCAGCAGCGTTAGATATCGTCCGAGTATTTATCGAAGATGCGAAACATGCGAAGGCATTTCATAATACAACGTTTGACTACGCGATGTTCTTAAACGATGGATTGAAGCCGAAAGGTTTTCGATATGACTCGATGGACGCAGCGCAAATTATGAACGAACATGAGCAGTCCTTCGGTTTGAAGCCGTTAGTTTCGAAGTATAAAGAGCCAATCGGCGCAAGTCACCTGGACGATTTCACCTTCGAAGATTTATTCGGAAATGGTTCGCCTATGGTTTACTCGCCGGAAATAGTCGGCATCTATGCGATAAAGGACGTTGAAAAAGGCTGGCTTTATACGAAATGGCAAATCGATATGATGCAGCGTTGCGACGACTTACATTATCCGTACTTTCAAATACGCCAATACCTCTACGAAGTGAATACAACGATTGAGCGTACGGGATTTGTAATCGACTTAGACGAAATGAAATCGCTAGAAAAAGAATACGAACCGAAGTTACAGCAAGCGATTCGCGACTTACATGAAGCGTACAACATTGACGATGAGTTCCTACACGATATGTCGATGCATCTCAAAGGCGATAAGATCCGCGAATGGTGCGCAAGTCGTCAGAAACAAATCGATAAGCAGGCCGAAATGTTACGTAAATGTGAAGCGGAGTTACGGGCGGCGAGTCCGACAACGAAGAAATATCAGCAATTAAAGGACCGCATTCGAAGATACAAAACGGAACCTTTAGCACCAGCAATTCCGCAGAATGCGCCGGACTACTTGCACGAATTTAACTTAGGTTCCGATCAGCACCTTCAGTATTTAATTTACGACGTATTGAAAATCGAAGATAAAACGAAAATCATCGATAAGAAGCGTCAGCGAGCGACTAGTAAAGACGTTCTCGAATTATACTTCCGCGATGAGCCAGCGTTAAAGCCTCTGGAAGAATATTCGAAGCTATCGACGCTACTAGGAACGTTCATTAAGAAGATTCCGAACGCAATGGATATCGACGGAAGGTTGCATACGCAGCTACAAACCGTATCTACTGGCCGTTACAGTTCGAAAGGCTATACCGGAAAGGACAACGCACTTTACCGCAGTGACATCAACGATAATAACTTCTTAGATTACATGAGAGAGCTAGTCGCAGCGGAGAAGAAGACGCGTAAGGGAACGAACGTCCAGAACATTCCATCAAGAACCGAAGAAGGCGAACGTGTACGAATGACGTTCAAACCGCCGGTAGGTCACAAATTTATCGGTTCGGATTTATCGTCAATTGAACCGCGTATTCAAGCGCATCGTATGGCGACTGAGTTTGGCGATGAGATATTCGCTGAAATGTATCGTAAAGGCTTAGATCCATACGTAGAGTTTGCGTCGATTCTATTCAACGTACCGACGGAAGTATGTACGGAAAAGTATTATAAATCCGTCAAAGGTACTCCGCAGCAGGTTCCGGCTTACCGAAAAGCGATGAAGCAGATGTTCCTTGCGATTGGTTACGGGCAGGCTTTCGATATGTTCTATAAAGGCGTTATTCCGTTCGGTATCGACGAAGAGCAGGCGTTAGTCGCTTACAAGAAATTCGACGAAATCTTACCGGGATTTAAAGGCATGGTCGAAGAAACTTTCGCTCACCTTCGTAAATACGGATGGACAGCTACGATATTTAAGCAGAAACGACGCTTTCCAGGTTACATCGAGAAATACAAACGATTATGCCAGTTAATGCGCAAATGTGGAATCGCCGATAAGAACGATCCGGAACTCGGTAAGAAGACGAATAGATTACCGTGGAAGGACCGTTCAGAATTTTGGGAGTTAATGCGATTTACTGGCGGATGTGAGCGTGCAGCGTTTAACCATACGATTCAAGGTTCAGGCGCTAACATTCTACAACTTTGTATGATCCGCGTTTATTATGAATTTGTTCTCGGAAAGGGTTGGGAGTTCTCGCTGACCTTGCATGACGAATTAAAAACGGCTATTCCAGACGATCAACTTACGGAAGAAGCACCGAAATTATTCGATGATATTATGACGAACACTTTTCATCTAGTACTTCCGTTAGATTGCGACACTGTAATCGAAACAGAGTGGATGGCGGAGTATTCAGCGAGTAAATGGGACTTCGAAAACAACAAACCGAAGGAGGCAATTTAATGATTAATATTACCGTATTTACGCAGAATGGGTGCCGCAATTGTGAGCCAGTCAAACTTTACCTTAACGATATCACACCAACGCTAACAGGCGTCGAATTCAAATATATCAATCTGGACGAAGTATTGCCGGAAGTTAAAGAGTCGTACAAAGCGAAACACCGCCTAATGGCTGCTCCGACATTGATCTTCGAAAGAAACGGACACGAAATGGCACGTACGACAGGCATAACGGCCATTGACGAATTTCTTGATTGCTTACAATACGCTAGGGAGGCGAAGTGATGAAACAGATTAAATATCTCGGCCATATTTCGAACGTTGACGGAGCTACTTTTCATGCGGAACTAAAAAAGATGCTCGAAGATCAACCGGCTCATCGCGAAATTGAACTTCAATATCAGACGTCAATGCAACCCAATGGCGATATAGTATTTTCGGTGCTAGTCGTCAGCAGAGGCGATATATGAATCCGATACTAAAATTCGCAATCATCACCGCAGTCAACTACGTATTAGTTCCTATGACTGACTTCGTAGATTTCACGCTAGTACAGTCGTTAGTGATTGCTGCGATAGTTGTTGCGTATAGCGAGGCGTTGCATAAGCCGGCGGAAGTTATTTTAGTAGCGACGAAAAATATCGAGGGGGAATCGGAATGAGTAAATACGAAAAATATACGTTTAATTTAGTTAACGCTATTAATGAGGTATTCGAAGAAGAATCGGAAAATTTTATCGCAGATTTAGATGAATTAGACGCTACGACGTTCTTTACAGCGATGTTAGGCGCGGCAACTTACGTATTCAACGATTTAGTTGACGATAATAAAAACTTAGTCGAGATGACACACATTTTGAACGGATTGGCTGTACAGCACATACTTAAAAAGGCGAAGGAGGAAACCGAATGACAAACGTTAATCAAATTGCGCAGGATTTTACCGAATTCTTAGATACGTTCCACTCCTATCGTGAACCCTATGATGATAAGCTTGACGCCTGGCTTCACGAATTATACGCGAAGGTCAAACGTAAGTATCAGCGCCTCGACTTCAAAAGCGTATATTTCTCGCCAAGTAGCGCCAACAGCTGCCCGCGTGAGCTTTACGTAAAAGCAAAGAAAGCACGTAAGGACGACGAAGATGTAAAGCCGTGGCGACGCAGATGGACGGCGCAGGGGACTTCGCTCGGCGACTGGCTACAACGCGAGGTTTTACTAGCGGAACGTCATTACGAAAAGTTTACTGGCGAACGACCACGCTTCGGAATGTCACGAACAGAAGCAGGCGAGCCATTCTTCGAAGACTTCGTTAAGACGCAACGATTTATCGAACACAATGGTCAGCGATTCAGTCTTTTAGGGACTTGCGATGGCGTACTTGATTACGTAAATGAAGATGGCGAAATCATCCGCGTAGGGCTCGAAATCAAGTCGAAACAAACTACGGCAGCACAAACGTCGCTACATTCGATGCGCGAACCGAAAGAGGACCACGTTAAACAGATTACGTGTTATTCGTTAATGTACAACGTTGATTACTACTTAGTCGTATATGTGAACGCAAGTAAAAAGGCGTGGAATATGACGAAGGAAGAATATGAGAAAACGCCTGACGTGCGAGTGTTTGGCGTAGAGATTACCGATGAGATGAAGCGAGAAGTACTCGACAACTTTGCTGCGATTACTGAAGCGGTGTCAACAGGCAAGGCACCGAAAATGGATATCGAGCGATTCGGATTTAACAACTTCAAGACGGCATGTGCGCTGGATCTTAGCGACGATGAAGTTACGGAAATCAAAAAGCAGGCTTCGCTGGCAATGAAGTCGAGTCTACCAGATTGGAAGAAGCAAAAGTATTTAGATGCGTATGAGTTTATCGTTGATACACGCGAAGAGGCAAGCGCATGAGGATTTTATCGTTCGACACAAGTTTGACGTGTCCAGGCGCATCCATTATCGAAGTCAAGGACGGTAAGCCGAAAATTATCGCAGTCAGTCACGTTAAACCAAATACGAAACTAAGCCACGCTGTACGACACGAATTAGTCTACGCGTGGGCGGTTTCTTTCATATCGGACCATATTGGTAAAGGTATCGATATTGTAACTCGCGAAGACTTTCACGGCCAATCATCGAAACAGAATTATCCAGTTCTCTCAGCGTGGGCAGCGTGTGCGAGAGCCGTTGAATTTCTCGGATTAGAGTTTTCGCCATTCGTTACGGTTGATCGTAAAGGTAAACGCAAGACTCACCTCGGCATTCCTCAGTCGAAGATGAAAGAAATCGTAGTCGGTAAAGGCGTTGCAACGAAAGATGAAATCGAGCAGGCTGTTCGTGAGTTAACCGGATATAAAGGCGAATTTGCTTGTGACGACGAATCAGACGCCGCAAGTTTATCGCTTGCCTACCTAATTAACGAAGGAGTGATTTCGAAATGAGCGAGTTTAAAGAACGGTTAATAGTTGTTGGTGCTTTTATAGTAGCTGCGACTGTCCTTTGCGGAATTGTTCTCCTTGTCGCTATGATACCGTACTCAGGCCAAGTAATAACCGTAATTTTGTTGTTAGGAGTAGCGTTCATTATACTACGTGACATCGTGCGATTCATTAACTGGCTATTCGTTGAACCATTCCGAAAGGGGCGAGCGAAATGAAACATACGTTAGGTGAATTATATAACATGAAACACCGCCAAGAGAAATCGCTGCAGGATAACGAATATGACATCATACGGGCAGAGCGGAAGGTAATCGAAAAGAAAAAGGAACGCGAGGAAATACTGAAGGGTTTAGCTGACACGAACGAATTAATCAAAAACGAAGAAAATAACGGAGGCGATGTTGAATGACGACAATTACGAAAAATAACGGCCAAAGAAAATTACCTTTCGATGAGCACCGACTGCTAGCGTTTATCCAGTCGGCTGCGCACCGATATCCGAAACTAGACGTAGAAAGCTACAGCGAAAAAGTCATTCGTAGCATCGAGGCGAAGGAAGAATATAGCGCCGATCAAATTACGAATTTATTAATCTTATCCGCGTTGGAGCAAGTTAGCGCTCGCACACCGGATTGGACTTACGTTGCAGCATACGTATTGAACCGCCAGCTTTACAAGAAAGCGTCAAAGAATCGCGTATATGATGCGGTTAATAAATACGGTGACTTCTATTCGTTATTGGTTACGTTAACTGATAAGGGCATTTATAATCCGAAGTTACTCGAAACGTATTCGAAAGAGGAAATTAACGAGTTAGGGGCGGTTATTGATCCGGAACGCGATAAGTTATTCGATTATATCGGCTTACTGACGTTATCTGATCGTTATTTAGCGACGGACAAAGACAAGAAAACGTATGAGCTTCCGCAAGAACGATTCTTAGTTATCGCCATGACGTTAATGTCGCAAGAAACAGCGGACCGAATTACGCATGTTAAGAATGCATACTGGGCGCTGTCAACTTTATACATGACGGTTGCGACTCCGACACTAGCTAACGCAGGTAAATCATACGGTCAGTTATCGAGTTGCTTTATCGATACGATTGACGATAGTTTACGCGGCATCTACGACAGCAATACCGACGTTGCTCGCTTATCGAAAGATGGTGGCGGTATCGGAGTATACGCTGGACACATTCGTTCAAGAGGTTCCGACATTAAAGGATTCAAAGGCGTAAGTAGCGGAGTCGTTCCGTGGATGAAGCAGCTCAACAATACGGCAGTCAGCGTCGATCAACTAGGCCAACGTCCAGGCGCAATCGCAGTTTACCTTGACGTATGGCATAAGGATATTCAAGCGTTCTTAGACGCACGTTTAAATAACGGAGATGAGCGTCAACGTACACACGATTTATTCACTGGCGTCTGCTTACCGGACTTATTTATGGAGCAAGTCGAAAAGCGTGGCGATTGGTTCCTCTTCGATCCGCACGAAGTCGAGCAAGTAATGGGCTACAAGCTGCAGGACTTTTACGATGAGGAAGAAGGTAGCGGTTCATTCCGTACTAAATACGAAGAGTGTGTACAATGCAACGAACTATCTAAGACGAAAATGTCAGCGATTGAAATCTTTAAACGTATCATGATTTCGCAATTAGAAACGGGAACGCCGTACATGTTCTATCGCGATACGGTTAACCGAGCGAATCAGAATAAGCATGCCGGAATGATTTACTGCAGTAACTTATGTACGGAAATTACGCAAAACCAAAGTCCGACAGTTACGAGAGAGGAAGTAATCGACGGTGACGAAATTGTTATTCGCAAGAAAGCCGGCGACTTTGTAGTTTGTAACTTATCGTCAATCAATCTAGCACGCGCAGTTATGGACGGAGTTTTGGAGCAGTTAATTCCGATTCAAGTCCGCATGCTTGATAACGTAATAGATTTAAATACGCTCGAAGTATTACAGGCGAAAATGACGAATCAAAAGTATCGCGCGGTAGGTCTTGGAGCATTCGGATGGCATCACCTTTTAGCGCTGAAGAAGATTCCGTGGTTATCTGACGATGCAGTTAAGTTAGCGGATGAGTTATACGAAGAGATTGCGTATCTTACGATTAAGGCGAGCGCAGACTTAGCGAAAGAGAAAGGCGCCTACAAAGCGTTTGAAGGCAGCGAATGGCAGACCGGCAAATACTTCGAGAGACGCGGATATACGAGCGAAAGATGGCAGAAACTTGCGTATGAAGTTTGGGAAGACGGAATTCGTAACGGCTACTTAATGTCGCCAGCACCTAACGGATCTACGGCAATTATCGGAGGTTCAACGGCAGCGAGCGACCCAGTGTTCCGCCTTGAATATTCGGAAGAGAAAAAGAACTATAAGATTCCGGTTACTGCGCCTGACTTGTCGCCAGGAACGAAAGACTTCTACACGTATTTCCGTGATGTAAGACATGCGAAAGCTAGTATCGCTCAGAATGCGGCTCGTCAACGTCATGTCGACCAATCACAATCGTTTAATATTTACGTTTATAGCGATGTGAAAGCGTCAGACTTGCTCGATATTCATATGACGGCATGGAAAAACAAATTGAAAACGACTTATTACGTTCGTTCTACATCGGAAACAGAAGAAGCGGCTTGCGAGAATTGCTACTCATAATAAACGGAGGTTGATATAAATGGAAAAACGTAAATTAGTAGACGTAAACGCACCGAATAGATCAACGGGGATTGTCAACGGACAGTCCTCGAATATCTTGAACTGGAACAACGTGAGATATTCTTGGAGCTTCCCGAAATATAAACGTATGCTTGCTAATTTTTGGGTTCCGTTTGAAGTTAATATGGGGCAAGATATTAAACAGTTTCCGCAATTAACTAAAGATGAGCAAGACGCTTTCTTAAAGATTATCGGACTATTAGCGCTACTTGACGCAATTCAATCTGACTATGCAAGTAAAGCTGCGTACTATTTAACCGATTCAGCAGTTAACGCTTTAATGATTATTTTAGCGCAACAGGAAGTCGTACATAATCACTCGTATTCGTACGTACTTTCTAGTGTTGTAAGTAGCGCGAAGCAAGAAGAGGTATTCGAATACTGGCGTAGTGAACCATTACTCCGCGACCGTAACGACTTTGTACTCGAAGGTTATCAAGATTTCGTCGATAATCAATCCATTGATAACTTCTTAAAATCTATCGTATATGACGTTATTCTCGAAGGGTTATTCTTCTACAGCGGATTCGCATTCTTCTATAACTTAGCGCGCAATCAGAAAATGGTCGCAACATCTACGATGATAAACTACATTAATAGAGACGAGGAGATCCACGTAGATTTATTCGTTAAAATCTTTAAGGAGATACTAGCGGAGAATCCCGAATACAATACGCCAGAACTTGCGGAGTTTGTTCGTAATACATTCATCCGTGCGGCTGAGTTAGAGATCGCTTGGGGTAACGATATTGTAGGCGACAAGTTCGACGGAGTAAGTAAATCGGAACTAGAGGCGTACATCAAATTTACGGCAAACAAGCGTTGCAAACAGTTAGGATTCGATAAGCCGTTCGAAGGCTACAACGAAAATCCGATGCGATGGATCATTGCGTACCAGGAGGTCGACTTAGGTAAGACGGACTTCTTCGAACAAAAATCACGTCAATATACGAAGGCGAGCGACGCTAACGGATTTGATGATTTATAAGAGCGAAACTAGGTCCGGCAGAAATGTCGGGCTAATTTTTTACATAAAAGTATTTACAAAGTAATTACAATGTAATAATATATTACTCGTAAGGTAAAAAGTTACTAAACAACTAAAATTAAGGGAGATGTTAGAATGGGGATTGCAACATTTTTTACTTCTAAAACTTTTATCGGAGTTATGGCTGGCGCAGGAGTTATCGGAGGATTAGCGTGGACGGGTGGCGACGCAATCAACAACGCAAAACAAACGTTAGGTGGATTAGGCGATAAAATCGTCGGCTATGAATCTTCGGAAAATGCGTTAGTATCGAAAATCAACTCGTTAAAGAAAGCGGCGGACGAAAAGATCGTTGCAGCTAACGGAGTAATCTCCGGCAAGAATGGCGAAATCACTAAATTAAGCGGCGACAACACGGCGCTTAAATCAAACGTTGACCAATTACAGAAAGATATCGCGGCTAATCTAGCGCAATTAGAAGACGTAAAGGGACAGTTAAACGCTAAAAACGGCGAATTAGAAGCTTCGAAAGGTCAGGCGGCAGCACTAAAAGCGGAACTCGACGACAAGATCGCATCGCTAAAAGTGGCGCAAGAAAGTATCGCAACGCTTTCGGCTCAAATCGACCAACTATCGAAAGATAAATCGGCTCTTACGAATCAAAACGCTGAATTAAGCACAGCAAAAGACGCATTAGCGAAAGAGAATGCGAAATTGAAAGACGATATCAGCTGGGGCGTAAACAAAGCGAAGGAAGTCGATAAGCAAGTGAAGGGCTTAGAAGGCGAAATTACGAAAGCGAACGACCAGGCGGCTGACCTAGACGTTAAAACTAACGAAGTGAAGTCGAACACTGAAGCGGCTAAACCGATGACGCAGGCGGAAGTAGACGCGATTGATACAACGACTACTGACGTAGCGCAATAAGCAGACACAAACGAAGCAGCGGCGATTAGAGGCCCCTGCTCGATAAATACTTTTCAACGGCATCTTTTACGAGGCGATCAAATCGATTGTCTTCCGTAAGAGGTGCCGTTTTTGCGTTGCGTATAATTATTTCCTTCGTTACAGAGTCGATGCTGACTTCGGCGTCATCGCCTGCGGAAAGGCCGAGCTCGTTGAGGAATTCCAGCGGTAAATAGATTGCGTGCGAATTGCCTTGTCGTCGGATCTTTTTATTTACCATACGAAACACTCCTTTCGTAATTTTATTTTACACGAAAACGTCCACTTTCGGAAGCGCCTGCAGATAATGCGGTATAAGCGAAGAAAACTTTCGCTAAAATTGCGCGAAGTTAAAATACGCTTCGTACTATTAAGTGTAAGGCGCAACACACAATCGAATGGAGGCGAAGTAATTGACAATCTTCGGAATCACAGCGAAGAACGACGAACAGAAAGCGGCGATTCGCGCACTACTAAACGATAAACCATTCACGTTTCTAACAGGACCGGCTGGATCCGGTAAAACACTTCTCGCACAGGCAGCCGGCTTAGAACGATTAACAGAACGTCAGGACTACCGCAAGTTCATGTATACACGGTTACAAACGCAATTAGGAATGGACGTCGGAGCTTTACCGGGCAGTATCGACGAAAAGACTTATCCGTTTATCGCGCCGTTCATGGATAACCTCGAAATCATGAGCGAAAAGGCTAGCGAAATTAAACGCTACCTAACAGAAGGCGAAGAGGACAAACGCAAAGTGTTCTTCGAAAATATCCAAACGATGCGAGGTCGATCACTACATCATACGTTTTTGCTAGTCGATGAAGTTCAAAATATCGATACTCATACATTCGCAGCCATTGCGACTCGTATCTCGGAAGGTTCGAAATTCGTATTCGTCGGCAACTTTGCGCAGACAGATAGCGTTAAGCTACGTAAGCCTTCAGCAAATGGTTTGTTCCAATTACTTAACGGAATGTACGGTAAGGATGCGCATGAATATTACGATCACATTAACTTAACGATTGTCGAACGTCATCCAGTCGTAGGAATCGTCGAAGATATCTTACGTAATCATGATGTGGCTCCGGAGTTTGAAGCATTAGAAGCGCGAGGGAACGTTAACGATTGACGGAAAATGTGGGGGAGGAAAAGAAGATGAAAAGGGTGGTTGAAACAAGGTACGACAGTTCAGGTAAGGAAATAAAACTATATGATGTTTTACGCAATGATGAGACAGGAGAAATGGCTTTAGTCTTTTATGGTAAAAATAAGGCTGGTGTAGAGGGGTTAGGGATAGAAAACAGCATAATCGGAACGAGCGAATGGTTGGACGTTTTCCCGGATGGTGTTTGGACAATTGTTGGTAACGCATCTGTGTACCAAGAGGATTAATTTACAATACGAGAAAACTGCGCAAAAGGAGGAGGACGACAACATGAAATACATCGCAGTCACACTCGCAGGCTTAACCGTAGGCACGACGTTAGGTTTCGTTATGAAATTCTTGTTTGAGTATACGTTTTGCAAATGACGAAGAGGAGGCGATAAGATGAAACGAGTAATGGTGACGTATTTCAAAAAGAGTGGGAAGTATTATACGGAAGAAACAGTCGATATCTCAGAAGAATTGAACGGTTACGAGGCATTATCGGAAGAACTACCGAAGCATCATCGTATTAAAACTATGTCGATGTTAGTCCAGGATAGTGGCGATAATAAGGAACCGTATATCGTTCCACACCTATATAAGCCGTTAGAGGATGACTTCGAATGAAACGCACGCTAATCGCATTCACAGCCGGAGCTATCATCGTAGGCAGCTTAACGTTCACACTCGGCGGCAACCGAGCGGAATCGCCCGAAGCAGCCACGCCAGCGCCCATCGTACTTCACGAAGAAACAATCGTCAACGCACTAACGGAATCAGCGCAACTCGTCACGCTAACAGGCAAAGCGGAAAAGACGGAGCGCTATTCAGACGCCAAATGGTACGGAAAGCAGGAGGCGATGGTTAACGTTCGCGGCACGTTCAAGCTTGGCGTTAATACGAAAGATATCGAAATCAGCACCGTTGGCAATGTCGTAAAGGTGACGTTACCGCAGCCGAAGCTAATCGCTCTATCACTGCCGTATGACAACATGACAATTACGAATGATAGCGGGCTATGGCGAAAGGACGTTGATGAGACGAAGCTGAAGGCGCTCTACAGCGAAGCCAAGTCGGAAATCAAGGCGGACATCGCTAACGATAAGCGGGCGCAGGATAAGGCGGAGGCGAGCGCGGAGAAGACGGTTGAGTCGCTGATTTTGAAGATTAACGGAGTTGAAGCCGTAAAATTTGTTCGCTAATAAAATATAAATCGGAGGGGTTACGGTATGGGAGTAGATTTTTACGCTTGTAAGAGTTGCGGAGATACTTTTCCGGATTGTGGCGATTACACTGGTTGCGAATGCGGAAATCACTGGTGTTGCGATAGTTGTGCGGAGTCAGACGGTTATCGACGTGAAGAGGACGGATTTACGCCGGAAGGGTCGTCGTGGGAACAAGAAACGAGTTGCTCGCAATGTCGCGGTGAAGACTTCGAAGATTATGAACTGCTATCTCATGCGCTAGAATTACTCGGAATCACACGTAAGGAATTGATTACGAAATTTAAGGCGTCTAAATGAAGGAGGCGTTAGGATGAGCGAATTGGCCGCGGTGTTTACTGCCGGAATCATAGTCGGTATTCTAATCGGAATATGTGTAGCGAAAATACTAGAGGCGCTAGGTGAAGGCGAATGAAATACGACCCTCGAATTGAAGGCGCCGGTCATCACTTATGTCACGTATTAGGCGAAAACAGAGGCGCTCCAATGTCGCCGAAAGATCGCCACGATATATTCTTTACGGTTCGTCGAGTCGCCGCATATTGGAAAAACGACGAGGACCGACGTAACAAAGAAGCGACTATACGGAACTTCAATGAGCTACGAAATTGGTGCCGAAATAATCAGCCCGACAATGCACCGTTAATAGAAGCAATCGAAAAATTAATGAGCGGAGGAAGTATACGATGAAAATAAACGTAAAAATTAAGCGGTTAAGCGAAGAGGCGGTAATTCCGAAATATGCGCATGAATTTGACGCAGGTTTTGACCTCGTAGCATCGGAAACGGTAATCATTGCGCCGGGTGAGACGAGGATTATTCCGACAGGATTGGCGATTGCTTTGCCGCCAGGATACGAATTACAAGTACGACCTAGAAGCGGAATTACAGTACGTACAAAATTACGAGTGCAATTAGGGACTGTTGATTGTACTTATCGCGGAGACGTTGGCGTTATCGTCGATAATACTTCTCCGATTGGTGGATTTGTTGAAAATAACGAATACTGCCGAACGGTTAGCAAACGCGCTCTATTAATCAACGGAGAACGTAGCGATAGTTTCGGTGAATGGATTAACGCAAATACTTATCTAATTCGCAAAGGCGATCGCATCGCACAAGCGGTAATCAACCAAGTAGAGCAGGCGCAATTTCAAGTCGTTGAAGAATTAGACGAGACAAGTCGCGGTGCTGGCGGGTTTGGTTCAAGCGGGGTGACTAGCGAATGAGTGATGTCGTAACTATAGCTTATGAAAAAGGATACAGAGCTAATGACGACGGATCTATTACTGGGATATACGTAGGTAACATTAAGCTAGGTAAAGGAACAAACGGATACCTACTTTTCAGAATACGAGATGGAGCTTCATTCAAGACGGTCCCAGCCCACAGATTTGCAGCTTATTGTTTCTTCGGAGATGAGATATTCAATCATGAGTGTGTACGCCACATAGACGGAGACAAGACAAATAACCGTAGAAGTAATTTAACTCTAGGATCTAGGTCAGATAACTTTCAGGATAATTCTGAAGAGTGGAAAACGAACTTTTCTATGGCGGGAGCAAAGACTAAAAGAAAGCTAGATGAAGAAGCGGTTAAAGAAATTCGACAGCTACTTAACGTAGGAGTGTCTTATAGAACATTATCAGAGAAGTTTAGTGTTAGCAAAGGTACAATCCAACAAATCAAAGAGGGGAAGTCATATAGATGGGTAGATTAATAAATTGTCTCGATAAAGGATATGTCCGACTAACTAACGTAATGGGTAGCGATCTTACAGTCGTAAATAGTGCACGTGTTTCATACGACAAGGAATCGACTGAACTTACCGAAGGCGACACTCGTTTAATTAAATACTTAGCACGCGAAGGCCACACATCACCGTTTAGACATGCGATGCTGCAATTCGAAGTTTATTCACCATTAATGGTAGCGCGTCAACACTTCAAATATATCGTAGGATCATCGATTCAAGAATCTTCCGGAGATAACATGACCGCATGGAACGAAAGCAGCCGTCGATATGTAACGGAGGAGCCGGCGTTTTATGTTCCGAATCCGGACGAATGGAGAAGTGCGCCAGACAATTCGAAGCAAGGTAGCGGCGGTCCTTTGATGGATAAACTTGAATACCACGAAATGGGCGAACTTCAACACGTATATGAAAAGCACGTCGAAGAATCAATGCGACTATACGAAAAATCTATCGAACTTGGTATGGCGCCAGAACAAGCACGCCTATTCCTACCGGCTTATGGAATGTATGTACGATACTACTGGACGGCGTCACTTCAATCGGTCGCTCACTTCTTAAATCAACGTCTAGCACACGATAGCCAAGTCGAAATACAAGAATACGCAAAAGCTGTTTACGAATTAGTTAAGCCGCATTTTCCGGTATCCATTAACGAGTTAGTAAAAGAGGAGGCGTAATATATGAGCGTATATGAGATCACGTTATTACTAAACGGTGAGCAGGATCGTGAAGAAAGAATTCGAGAGGCATTCGAAAAAGTAGTCGCAAGAAACGGCGCAGCACTCAAACGCCTTGCAGATAGCGACAATTTAATCACTCACAACGGAAAGCAATATCGCAAGGTCAAGCGCAATGCTGCCGTCGGTGATTTGGTTTTGGTGACGAACAGAAGAGGCGGAGAATATCGCGAAGGCGAAGTGCTGACGGTGATTGAAGCGTTATACGAACATACGTCTGACGCATTTCCAGGAATACTATCGAAGGAATATCCGGAGTATGATAGCTGGCTTTATCACAACGAATATGAAACGTTAGAACTCGTTGAACAATCCGGTCAGTCAGAAACGCTAACCGAACGTGATTTACTCGCAAATCTTGCGCAGGAAGTTGCGGAGCTAAAACGCCAACTAACCAACGCTCAAACCGACATCGCCGACTTAGAAGATCGCGTAGATGAGAACGAAAAGGATACGGAGGAGCTCGGTCAAAACGTCGAAGAGGTTATCGGACGTATTAACGACTTGGGCGACGGGGCGGAGGCTGCTGCGGTTGTGAGCGTTGAGGTTATCGAAAAGGTGCTTGCGGAGTTAAAAGTTAAACAATCCGAAGCTACCTTACGTTGCAGTAAGTACGAAAATATGGGCGAGAAGGAACTTGCGCAATTCTATGACGGAAAAGAACTCGGATTCAAAACAGCGATAAGAAAAATCGAGGAGGCGTTACGGAATGGCTAAAACAACGAAAATAGTACTTTGCGGTAAATTACGGTCGGGCAAGTCGCTCGCAGCCGCATACCTAACGTTGTTCTATGGCGCACAACCTTACGCATTTGCAGACGAAATGAAAGACTCGTTTCACCGCGCCTTCCCGAACATCATGCGCAATCCTAAACCGCGCGCCTTCTACGTCAAGTTTGGCGAATGGGCGTGCGAAGTATTCGGAGATAACGTATGGGTCGATAAGGTGCTGCGCAAGATTGAAGCGGCAAATCACAGCGTCGTACTTATCAGCGATATGAGAAAGGCGCCTGAATATGCGAAGATGCAGGCGGAAGGCTATACGATCATTAAAATTACGGCCGATGACGAAATACGAATCCAGCGCGCGAAAGAGGCTGGTGATGATTTCACCGAAGCAGATTTAACCGATAGAACTGAAACGTTCATTGACAATATAACACCCGAGTATGAGGTGTTTAATAACGGAGACACCGATTCCTTCTACGATGTCCTTGACATGATAATGTCAGTGATGGGTGTAGAAAAGGTGGTGCGAGGGGAATAGTCTGGCGTGACCGGTAAATTTAATATACTAATTTAGGCGACTGTTCTCGATTGAGGCGGTCGCTTTTATTTTGCGGAAACGGAGGCGGTTAAATGAAGCAGTTAGAACTGAACGGACTAACATTAACGGAAGTATATTGCGGTGGAGGACTTGGCGCTGTAGGAATGACGCTAGCCGGCTATAAAATCGTCAAAGCATACGACTTCAACGCGCAGGCCATTACGGCTTATAAAAAGAACCTCGGAGATCATGCAGAACAGGCGGATTTAAGCACGAAAGACCCTCACGAATTCCCCGACACAGACGGATTATTCGGCGGACCGCCCTGCCAGGACTACTCGTTAGCAGGTAGCGGAAAAGGCGAAGAAGGCGAACGCGGTAAACTCGTTTGGCAATACAAAGACACGCTCCGCATTAAGCAGCCGAAGTTCTTCGTATTTGAAAACGTTAAGGGGCTCATTTCGAAGAAGCATCGGCACACATTCGATAAGCTAATCGCAGAGTTTGAGGCGCTAGGATACAACGTCAGCTGGAAGTTAGTTAACGCATGGGACTTCGGTGTAGCACAGAAGCGTGAGCGTGTGTTTATCGTAGGGATTCGCCAGGACCTCGGCTTTACATTCGAATTCCCGGAGCCAGACCCATCAGAATATCGTACGAAAACACTACGCAACGCAATTGGCGATTTACCCGCGCCAGAACAGTAAGACCTCGGCTTATACTGGACGCCTAAAAGCGACTACACATACGGTCAGGCTAATCGTATCCAATCGTGGGATCAGCCGTGCAATACGATTCCAGCGCATCATAACAGCGGCCAGCCGATTCATCCGGGGCGAGCACCAGGACGATTCACAGCGCGTGAGTGTTTACGAATTCAATCCGTTCCCGACTGGTATGTGCTGCCGGAAGAGTTTGCGTTAGGAGCGCAGTATCGTATAACCGGCAACGGAATCGCATCGAAAGTCGCTTATGTGATCGGCAAATCACTGGCGGAACAACTTAACGAAAAAGGAGGCGTTTGATATCGGATCAGTCAAAGTAGATTTATCGACGAAAGAACGCGCATTAGAAGAGTCGTATCCGGCGCTAAACACGGCGGCAGGCATCAAGCGGCTGCTGGCGGAACGAGGCGCGCTAGAACTACGACAATATGCAGGCGATTACGACGCAGTACTAATGCTTATCGACTTACAAACGGCAATTACAGCGGCAAAGCTAACCGACCGGCAATCGGAAGCTCTACGCCTAGTATATACGCAAGACCTAACGCAAGAGGAGGCGGCGCGACAGGCAGGCGTCGCCAGAACAACGTTAGTAGGACATATCGACGTGGCAGTCGAGAAGATAGCGGCAGTTTACGAATATTGGGGATGGCATGGCGAAGGGTACGCGATCACAAACGAAGTTGGAGGCGATGGGGAATGACGAAAAAGAGTTGTTGATTGAACGGATAAAAGATCTCGAAGCAAAAGTACGTCTTTATGAATCGTTAGCTAGTGAATTTGATTACTACGCAATATTGGACGAAATGATAGACGGGGAGGAATCGGAATGAAAAAGTTAATCGGCGAATTGGAATTGAATCGTATTTATCAGCGTGATTGTATCGAAGGTATGCGGATGCTGCCGGATAAAAGCGTTGACCTTATCGTAATAGATCCGCCTTACAATATCGGAAAAGACACGCGTTGGGACAAATGGAAAACGGTTGATGCTTATATAAAGTTTATGGCGGAAGTATTTACTGAATGTGAGCGCGTTTTAAAGCCTAACGGCTCGTTTTACTTTTGGCATAACGATATGGTACAGATTCGTAAACTAATGGACGCTACAGACGCTAATACTTCATTTATTTTTAATCAATTTATAACATGGGATAAGTATAATGGATCAAAATGGAATCAGTTAAACGCCATTGTACATTCGGAAACAAACCGAAACTACCCAAAACAAGCGGAGTATTGTTTGTACTACGTAAAACCTAGCGGAAACATTTACGGAGAAACCGGATGGGAACGCGTGAAATTAGACGTTAATAATTTCGAAGGGTTGCGTAAATACTTTCACGACTTACACAAAGCGACTGGATTAACGAAAAAAGCGATTATGGAAGTCGTAGGGCAGAGAGCGGATCACTGTTTACGTTATAATTCGTCGCAGTGGGGTCTGCCGACTGAAGCTACGTATTTAGATATTATTAATCTCGTAACGGATGAGACGTTTAATACCCGTAATTTCTCAGAATTGTATACCGAGTTTGAAAGTCTACGTATTCAATATGAAAGACTGGTCAAACAGTACGAAGAGGAGCGATATACGTTCAATAATAGCGCACTACCTAGCGTATGGATTCATGAACCAATCGCACAAAACGGGCATATAACACCAAAGCCAACTCCGTTAATAGAAAATATTATACGCACATCATCAAACGAAGGTGACGTCGTTTTAGACTGCTTTATGGGTAGCGGAACAACTGCGGTAGCAGCCGCAAGACTTAATCGCTATTTTATCGGTTTCGAACGAGAATCGGAATATATAGAAATTGCGAATAAGCGATTGGATAACGAAATTACAAACGAGGGGGAAACGAAATGACAAACGTAAGCAACGACTTCAAATTCACATTCAGCGCAAACCACAAGGCGGAACTAATCTCGTATGTAGAACGAATCATCGAAACGACTAAGGCGCAGGTGCAGGCGAAGAGGGACTTCGATAAGTTAATCGATACAGATGCGTCAATTACAGACGAGATTATTACGCGAATGGTTAAGGTATTCGCCAACACTCTCGCTAATCGTGACCTCCGCATGCAAATCGTAGAGGATCTGACGGAGCAATATCGCGAAGCAGCGGGCGACTGGCCTGACGGTTTAGTGTTAGAGCGACTTACTAACGCTATTTTACACGAAGAGTTAACCGACCCGAATCCGCATAAGATTTCGCAAGAAGAATATCCGTTTCTTAGCGAAGTACAGGCGGAGCGACGTCAGTTCGGACGACGCGGAAGTCAGGCGAGCAATACGCAAGGCGAACGAGTTACAGATCTTAGCGGAATGAAGGACGAAAGCAACGGTAAGTACCATAATAGTCCAGCCGATCACCTCGACAGCGACGGAAAGTCACGTCGTAAGCCTATTCGCAGAACTCGCGGCACTAATGAGGCGTTATTATTCGAAAGTAAAGTACGTAGCAAGAATCGCGAACGCCGTAAAAAGTACCAGGAATTCACGAAAGTGCAGCCGGTTAAACGTTGGAATATGTATACCGGTGAGGTGTTCGAATAATGTTGTCCGGTAAGAGACGTCATGATTTCGAAGTATCGTTTATTAAAGCGGTAAATTGCTTAACGAGGGAGAGGGGAACAACGCAAGAATATAGAGACGCTGCAGTTAATGAACTAATCGGTGGATATTGCGCTGAAGTTGGCGAATATCCTTCCGATGATTTATTGGCTAAATTAGCAGACATTTTACTATCCGATATATTTAACGATCCAAACCCATATAAACACCGAGAATTAGAATACTCGATACTTAGCGACGATCAACTCATGCGTAAGAGAACCGGCATACGTAGCGCAAAACAATTCCGGAAAATTGAAGTTCCAATCGTTGACGATGAAGTCGATTACTACAATAACGAAACGCTACGCAAATATAACGTGTATAACCCTCCGGTAAAATATGCAAGTATTAAACACGAAATAATTGACGAAGCAAGGAAATACGAGGCGTTAAATAAGACACAACCCGTTACTATAAGCTATATTGAACCGCAGCCAAAGGAATATAAAGTAGCGATTAGTATAAGTGGGCGGGGCGAAGATAACCGTCTTTGGGCGCAAGCTATTAAAAATCGCGACAAGTATACGTGTCAGAATCCGAATTGTAATAGCAGAGTCGGAATCATGCACGCTCATCACATCGACTCTTATGTAGATAACGAGGACTTACGGTTAGAACTTTCGAATGGAATTACATTATGTGAGTCGTGTCATACTTCGTTTCACTCTACGTTTGGTAAAGGCGGTAATAATTACGGGCAATTGGCTGATTTCTTCAATAAATGATACCCTGCGCGGTATTCTAAACGAGCCTACAGCGAAATTAACTTTCGTTTTGTGAGTAATGATACGTTAAATCGCTAATTTCAACGCTTTATAACCCGACAATTAACCGTTTCTTAGGACTAAGGAAGTATGGGAAATAAACCGCCTGGCCTTCCGGTCGGGTACGCCTTTTGGCGAGAACATAATAAAGGAGACGATGTAAATGGCGGACAATCAGTCGCGCGTATCAATCAATATTAACGTAGAGGTATCCGAAGCATTAACGGGCCTTAAAGCAATTCAACGTGAAGCGAAGAAAGCGACGCAGGCTTTACGTGAGTTAGAAGAAGCGCAGCAAAACTATAACATTACGATTAACATCGATAATATCGTTCCTCGCGAAGAAGCTGACGTACATGATATCGCTGAGAAGATAGCGAAAGCAATTCGAGGAAATGACGTTCCAAATCACGTTAAGAAGTACGCACAAACTGACTCGATAACTAGTAAATCGAATACTTCGGCGTGGTTTAAAGGCGGTATTGCTGATGAGTAACAAACGATACGTTGACGTCACTACTGGCGAAGACTTAACCGCAGAACATATAATTACTAACCGCGCACAGGCGGAAGCATATAAAGCGAAACTACGTAACGAAGAAGCACGTTCAAGAGGTCGAGAAGTCGACTTCACTTTTTCCGTTATGGACGTTCTACATGAAGTAACTAGCGTACTAACTAACGCACAATGCGGCTACATGCTCGTATTACAAGGCTATATGCATTACGATGGCACGCTAATAAATCCGAATAAATCGCTAATGAAGACGTCCGATATGATGGGCGTTTTATTTTTGCGTGATAAGCCTCGTACATTCTACGACTTTCTTACTAAAGCGGTCGACAATGCGATTATCTTAAAGAATGAAGACGGTAGCTATTCGGTCAACCAACGTTATCATTTCCGTGGTTCAATCAACGGACGATCAGCCGTTAAGTCATTTACGAGAAGTGTTCGCAGCGCACATAAGGAAAACAAACCGGAGGATCTCGGACTTATCTATCGCATGTTGCCTTTCGTTAATTTAAAGACGAATACAATCTGCCATAATCCATACGAAGACATTCCGGAAAGAGTACAGCCGTTAAAGGCGAAAGAGTTGGCCGAGGTTATTGGCGTTAGTCCTTCCGAGTTAAGTCGTAGGGTAAAACGTTGGACATTCGGAGAGGAATACGTGCTGGCTAAGATTGAGGTAGGCGGAAAACGTTCGTATATGTTTAATCCGTGGATCATCTATCGAAGTTCTACTGTTCCGGATGACACAGCGAGAGCTATTTTCGCAGTTAAACCGAAATAAAAACTTGCGCTCATTCGCACAAAACGGTTAAAAAATTGATCTGACTCGCACAACTAAAAAGTGCCTTCGAGCTTAGAGCCACAAGGGATACAGTCGTTTTAGGTGTGAAATTATTTCTTTATCTTTGTTAGCACACTAAACGGAGATACCATGCTTTGACGGTGCATTAATAAATAACTAAGAGATTCCGCCTTCGTCACAAAGACCGTGACTCGGCGGCGTCTTTTCGTTTTCTTTTATAGACCATCGTCAAGGTAATGTAAGTACTATTAACGATGATACTGGACGCGCCAGCGGACAGAAGGTTTGTAGTTTATCTACTCGATTAATCTAACGTAAAGGAGTCCGGACTATATGGCGTCTAAACCAACGTGTAATAAATGCGATTCAAATAATCGTGATATGTTCGATACTTCGTTATTATTTTTATTCGATCTTAGATTTCCGAAGTATGAGAAGATTACTTTACGTAACGATAAACGAAAGGACTGACGTAAGATATGGACGGATTAGAAGGCGTAATACAGACCGTAGTATTATTCGTAGTACTTACGATGACAGCCGCTACATTCGGATTAGGTTTCTTATTAGGGGCGTTATTTGTTTAACGAAAGGACTGACGTAACATGAAACGATTAGCACTCGTATTATACATCGCTACTAAACTACGTTGGAATGTATTTACTAGCGGTCACCCTTATCGGATCGCATACGACAAATCTAAACGGAGGTGACAACGAATGGCATTTAAACGATTCACGCTATCGTTGTATCACCGCAATATCTACCGTAATATCGTACGTCTATATAATAGAAGGAACTAGGTATAGCGGAAAGGCAAGGCGCTAGGTAGTACGTATACAATGCGAGACAGAGCTGCCGTTACTCATACGTTAGACAGTAGCAGCGAGGACTTACCGGATGAGGGCGCCTGAAACTCACGGGGTTAGCGTCGTTATATACAGCGATAGTACTCCGATATATGCATACGCCATACAATCGTATACAACAATTGGTTCCGAGAATATATCTTATGTAAACTAGCGCATTATCAGAACCGTTGATATAAAGGGATTTGTAGCACTTCGGAAGTGTTTGCGTTGCACACGCGTTTATGCATTAACAAATGCGTTGATATCAAGCGTTTCTTAAT